CCATAGTTACTGAAGTCCGGGAACTCGCGGACTACGATGCGCTTGCCGTCCTCGTACACCAGGAGCCACAGGCAGAACCAATTCCGGGCGCCCGCCGGGTCGCACACCATGTACAGGGTGCCGCCGGAGGGCACCTTGGATGATGGGATGCAGTGAATATCGGGTCTGAAACGGGCGAAGGCCTTGCCGATGTTGTCCGAGGCCCAGCCGTAGGCACGGGTCAGGACCTGGCCCATGGGCGAGGTGACTAACTTGCTCTGCATCTCGTCGAATGGGTTGTACGGGTTGTCCTCCGAGAAGAAGAACACGGTGCGACGGTTGGTCTGGGGCTGCACCATGGTGCGGGCACATTTACCAACGGGCCACGCGGGCAGCGCTTGCTTGCCCTTGATGAGCTCGGCGTCGTCGAAGCGTGTGATGGCAGAGCCGGCGGTGAACTCCTTGTAGACACTGGCAACGCCTTCGAGGGGGGTTTGGGTCACGAGGAGCTTGCCGCGGCGCGTGATCAAGCGGTAGCGCAGGGTGTCCACCCAGGACTGCGGAACAAGCTCGTCACACCAGATCATGTCGGCCTCGCGGCCCTCGATGGTGTTCTCGGACTGGGTGTAGTTTAGGAAGTCACAGCGGCTGCCGTTGGGTAGGATGAATGAGCCGTCGGTAAAGCCATTTTTGCGGCTGTAGTTCAGGTAGTGAATACGGCCCTTCTTGGTGGCCCGGAGTGCGACGGGCAGGTAGTTGTAGATGGCGGGCTGCTGGACGGTGACCGAGGTGGCGTGTGATGTGTGGCAGCAGAGCACGCTGGCGTTTTCCTTCTCGAGGAGGGTTTGCACCACGCGGCGTGCGGCCCACAGGGTTTTACCGGCGCGGTTGCCGCCGGAGATGAGGAGCTCCTGGGTGGCCTGGAACTCGGTGTTGGCGATCTCCCAGTGGTCCGGGATAAAGCCGTAGGTGTACGGGTCTGCCTTTTCAAGTAGCACGAGCTGGGTGCGCTTCTGCTTGAGCTCGAGTGCGCGGGGGTGAGAAGCGTCGACCCGGGGGATGACGGGGTGCAGGGGTTGCTCGTTCCACCAGCCGGTGTTGCAGGCGTCGGAGCAGAAGCGCTTCTGCTTGGGGCCTTCGCGGACCTTGATGATCTCGAAGGGTTTGGAGCAGGTGAGGCAAAGTGGTTGGCTCATTTATCAATATTTTTCGTTTTGGGGAACCCGTCGACTTTTACCGTCGCCGCGGAATGCCCGACCCCCTCCCCCCGGGGGCCCGGGCGGCCTGGTGTCTGCCTTGTGTAACGGGGTAGGACATTGGGTCTGTCGAGGGGTGCTGACGTGCGTTTCGATCAATGTTTGCAGGGATTTGCTGCGTGTTTGAGCGTCGAAGTGAATATAACTGCTATTGTAGGCATGAGTGCCAGAAACAGGCCTAAAAGCGTGGTTTTCAGTGGTGCTGCCGCGGTAGGGGTAGGACATTTTGGGCCACTACCTAAATCAGGTCGGGCGTCTGCTCGTCGTTCACAGTGGTCACATTGCGCTCTTTCAGGTCCTTCATAAGGTCCCGATGGCTCACAGAGGCCGTCATTGCGAGATGAATGCTGGTGGGCTGGCCTTTGATATTAGCCAGCTTGTCGGTTAGCACAGCTACTGATACGGGTAAGCTACGGTCATCAATAAAAGCCATTGATTCTTGAGCCAATCTTCTTGTCCCTTTCCATATTGCGACCTCCAGAAACCCTGTGACGTCTTTCCTCCAGTCTTCCTCATTCTCTGGATAATCCACCGGCACCTTGACTCCTCTGATGTACTTGAAGGCGGTGTGCTCGCTTAGTCCTGTTTCTGCAGCAATGGTGGCAAGTGACTTGTTGGACACGATACCCTCCACAATCTTGTCAGCCTTGTCTTGGTCCAGCTTAGAGTTTGGGTGCTGGTTGGTCGGTGGCTTGACGTAACCAACCTCTTCTGCGGCCTTCCTGATCTTGTCTTTGAACTCTTTGGGCAGCTTGGGGTCATCACGCAGTGCCCACGTTACGCGGTTTCTGTCTGTCCCGGCTTTTGCCGCCACATCATTCAGTGACGCCCTTGTCTTCTTACCCGGCATAAGGCGCAAAGCTAAAGGGGAACTCTCCCCAGTGGTTGAGTTGCTTCCGGGGCTTCATCGAGAGGTGCTTCACTCCGGCTAGGGTCATCCTGACTGCGGCAGCGTAATCCTCACTGAGATACTCGAGTTTGCCGGGCATGGATTCCATGGCCAGTGGCATCCACAGGGTCGGGAAGCGTTCGACGCGCACATCCTCGCACCAGTCGATCCTGTACTGGCTCTGCACTCCTGACCCTTCCAGCGCATCAAGTGTCGCCAGAAGGCATTTACGGGGGATTGCGAGGCATCCCGATGCGAACATCTTAATCGGCACCAGCTCCGCTGCGCACTCAGCGTCATTCACCTGGTGCTTCAGGGCCTGCAGGTGCTCCACCTTCGGACGTAGGGCCGGCCTGGCGGGCAGTGAGCGGCAGGAGTAGGGGATGCAGACCGTTGCCTGGTGTTTATGGGCCAACTCGGCCATGCGGACTACATCGGCCGCGGCGAACTCAATGTCGTGGTCTAGTTGGACCCAGACGTCCTTGCCAGAGTCGAGGAACCACTTCGTGGCACGGCACCGGGACCGGCTAATGAGGGCATCCTCCCGGATGGTGCGCAGATCGGTCTGCCTGTCCGAGCGGGCGAACGTGGCCGTCAAGTCGACCCAGGACATCATGCACGCAGCACTGATGCCGCCGTAGGCGTACATTGAGACATGGATTGAAGGCCTGGTGCCTGCCTGGGTTATGCCTTGCACCTTGCTGGTCGGCTGCGGTGCGTAAATGAATGGATCTTCCATCTGTGGGGATTCTGCATTGGTTGCGGTCATGGTTCAATGTCCTTCCGTTGGCTTGCGAGGTAGAGCTCGTGGCCCTTGCTGATGAGGTAGACCACACTGCCTCGGGGCACCTGGCAGGCCGCGGCGACGTCGTTCAAACTGAGGCCACGGTCCCGCAGGTCGTAGGCCTTGCGAGCTAGGTCGGGTGTGTGCCTCTGCTCGGTGACTTCGGGCTCATCCTGCATCACCGGGGCTGGCGTGCCGTCTTCCTTGAACGCCATGTCCTTGGGATACGATAGCCAGCCACGCTGCACGCCTATTTTTATGAGTCTCGGTGCTTCCATCAATAGTTTTGTTGTGTTTGTTGTTATCATAACAGTGAGATGTCCAATGGTGTTGCGGGCAAGTGCTGCCTACCCTGACCGCTTTTGTCTCCTATAAGCTGAAAGATGCGTTGTCTATGTGCCTTGCCACTGGCGCCGGGGTGGATAACGCAACCAAACCTCCCGTCTGCCTGGACAACGAGGTGGTTGCGCTGCTTGTCCCCACCTACCTCGGCACAGGCTGGGCATTGCCCGACCATTTTCGAGCCAATTTTGCGTAGGCCTGCCACTGTCAAGCGGTGTCTAGTGTTTGGGACGGGAGGGACGGCATTTCCGAACTCCATCCCTACCCTGGAGCAGCCTATACCCCCTTTTACACTTCTAGCACCGAGTTGAGAAGTGCCGTCCCCCGTCCCAAACGCTTGACAACGCTTGACAGATCCAGTGCTTTTCATGCGGTCAAGGTCACTTTCATGTAGCCTCGGGACTGTTGTTGTTGACCGTCGTTACGTTGAATGTGGTTCGACGGGATGGCCTGGTGTATCTCCAGCATGAGTTCAGCGGCACGTTTCTGGAAACGCTTCTCCGGTTCAGGCCCCCATTCCTTGTTGTTACACATCGTCATGTAGGCGCTATACAGTTCCTCGGTTGTGATACAATCCGACGACATACTGCTACCCCTGACATGATTAACGGCAAAGTATCTAACACTGTCGCTCTCGCTCAACAGATTATCAATCATCCAGCGCTGCCTATCGGTCACCGGGAACGGCCTGCCGGCCTGCATGACCCGGCATAGATCCTCCGCGCCCTCCAGGAACCAGTTCAATATACCGCTGCCCTCGCGCTCAATCATCACATCGTGGTAATTGGGGATCACCTTCTCCGGCTTGGGCTGGCTGAAGTCGAGCAGCAGCAACCTTCTTGACCACGCGCCCAGGTCTCCCTGCACGTTCACCTTCAGCCTGCTGTTAGCCGTCACAATGACGTTCCAGTCGCCCACCACGGCTTTCGCCCCGCTCTTCCCCTTAAACTCTACGCTCAGTCTATCGCCGCCCGTCAGCGCCTTGAGCTGCTGGCTCTCCTCGCAGCTTAGAAAGTCCGGCGGCACGTCGCTGCCGATCAGCAGTGTCCTATCGTGGAAGTTGGCCAGCTCGAACCGGCTGCCCAGGTGCGCAGTCCGCAGCTCGCTGCAGTTCTCATCACCCACCAACCGCCGCACCAGCCCAGTCACCGTACTCTTCCCGCCGCCACCAGTTCCCGTCAGCAGCAGTATGACCTGCGGCCTGTTCCTCTGCAGCAGCGCCAGGCCGCCCCATCTCTGCAGCAGCATCTGGTCATCCTTCTCGGGCAGCGCATGGTCCATGAAGGCCTGCCACATCGGGCTTTGCGCATCCTGGACATACCGCACCGGCGTCTGGTTCCTGCTCATCCACTCCGGGCCGAACCCGTGCATCTCATACGGCGCAGCCCTTAAATCCACCATGACATTGGAGCAGTGGACCACGCTGTCCGGCCTGGAGAACGGATTGCGCTCCACCTGCAGCCGCCCGATCAGATCCACCACCTGATCCGCAAAGCTCGCTGTAAGCCGCGTCAGCAGGGCAGGCAGCCGCGGGTCCTCCGTAGACGCCACTTGATCCAACAGAACGCGCCTGGCGGTCTCCAGAGCCTTTTGCGCCATCTCCTCGCGGCTCATGCTCATCCAGATCCCGCGGTCCCCATGATACCAGTAGTGCATCCCGGTGACCGCATCGAACAAGAACCGCTCCTTGTGCGCCATGTAGGCCGCGAAGAACGGTGCCTGCAGATTGCCGGTGCCGCTCCGGCCGAACGTCCAGGGCACGCCATGCTGCCGGATCAACTGCGCGATCTCATCCCTGCTTCCCGGCGCCGGCCATCCCTCGGGCCAGCGTATCTGTGAGAACTCCAGCGCCACCGGCGGCCTGTTCACCAGCACGCTATACTCGCACCCGCTCGGGTGCAGGCCCTTGACAGTGCTCAAATTACCCGTGCTTCGCCACTCGTACAGCGGCTTGCCGAGCAACCGATCACCCACCTGTATCATCTCCGTCGTGCTCCGCTCCGCGCAGGGCCCCGGGTACTTGCCCGTCACCCGCACCCCAATCTGCGCCCCGCGTTTGCCCTTCCACCTCGCACTGCCCTGCAGCACCGGGTTCACTCTCAGGAACGACTCCAGGCTCCCATCATCGTCGAAGTCAATGGCGCACAGCCCGCCGGAGAACTCCCCGAGCCTCACCGCCACATTCCCGTGCTCGAGCATGACCCGGTACACCTCCCGCTTGGTGCTCTCCATGGTCTCCTGGGTGTACTTCACCATCGGAATCTTGGTCCCCGGGCCCTGCGGCACCAGGAACAGCGGTGTGCCCAGCCAGCCCTCAATCTCTTGCGTCGTCATCATACCTCTTCGCGCCTTTCAAACCGCAACGCCTCCTCTGATATAAACCAGCCCTTCGGCCACTCGGTCAGGTAGATCCCGCCCAGCGTCCGCACCCGGCTCAGGGCCACGTAGGCCTGTCCGGGCTCCCGGGCCGCCCTGATGTCAATCCTCGCGGCATCCAGGGTCAGTCCCTGCGCCCGGTGTATGGTCATAGCGTAGGCCAATCGAAGCGGGTATTGTTGGACGGTCACCCCCAGCGACTCAAAGAACCATTTGCGCCGGCCCAGTGAAATTTTCTCACCGCGGCTCTCGACCAGGATATCCCCACCCCTGAACTCCACCACTTTACCCACCTGCCCGTTGTAGAATCCCTGCTCCGCATCATTAGCGGTGAACATGACCGCAGCACCGGGCTTCAACTGCAGCACCCGCGGCGTGCTCATGTTCTTGGTGGCGAACTCCACGGCCTGGTCAACGCCCCGCACCTCCGAATCAAACACGGCAATCGGGCCATCAATACTGCTCAAGCGGTAGTTGTTCCACTTATCCACCTGCACGTTGTGCGTCATCAGCCGGGTGATGTGCTCCGGCGGGTTCATCCTCAGCGCACTACGCAGCAACTGGTTGTCCCGCGGCTTCATCCTGCCAACGCGGAACCCGCTCAACATCTCAATGAAAGGCAGGTCATTCTGCCTGCGCACCTTCTCGAGCTTGATCGTCTTGAAGTCGGCCTCCTCCCAGGCCTTGCTCAGGAACGCCCAGTCGTAGGGCTTGCTCTGGTCGGTCCTGACCGGCGGCAACTGCAGGAAGTCGCCCAGGAAGATAACCTGTAACCCACCGAAGGGCCGGCTGTCTTCTCTGATCCGCTTGACCCAGAAGTTCAGGAAGTCCAGGTGCCGGCCCGCCATCATGCTGATCTCGTCGACCACCAGGACCTCGGTGCCCCGCACGCGCTTGCGGGCGCCATGAATTGAAGGCTGCTCCTCCAGCCGATCAGCAGCCTGCAGGAAGTCCTCGCCATCCTGCGGCCCCAACTGCATCCCGCACCACCTGTGCACGGTGGTCCCGCCCACATTCAGCGCGGCAATGCCTGTCGGGGCCGTGATAGCCACGTCCCGGACTCCTTCCACCCTGCTCAGGAACTCCCGCAGCAGCGTGGACTTGCCGGTGCCCGCCTGCCCTGTGAGGAAAACGTTTCCAAAGGATTTTGCCCAGACCATGAAGCGGTCCTCAGGCGTCGGATCGAAGTCGTCCTCGATCACATGGACAGACGGGCTCGTAATCATCGGATCAGTAGGTCGGAATAAGGATGTCGGAGACCTGCTGCGTGAGTTCCACGTCGCGCAGGCAGTAGGCAATGGCAGCCTCGCGGTCGGTCCTGAACAGCTCGTGGAAGTGCGCCCCGTTGCCGGCCTTGTCGCCCAGCCCGAGGTGCCTGGATATCGCGGCCAAACTCCCATGCGCCCGGCTGTCGCCAAGCTGCCAGACCTCGCGCAGATCCACGATCAGGTCGGTCCAGTACCTACCATTGCGCATCCAGTAGGGCACGGTGATCCGGTGCTTCCAGCTCCGCTTAAACAAAAACGGCAGGTCGAACGGCTTCACATTGAACCCGATCATCTGCGGTTTGCGCTCGAAGCTGTCGAGTATTGCCCAGAACTGCAGCAGCATAGCCTTCTCGCCATCCGCATCGGCGCAGAGCACCGCGGGCTGCTCATGCTCGATCCGGTATCCGATGGCCAGCACCTGGCCGCTGATGGCATCCAGGGCTGCGTTTCGGATATAGTCGCTGGCGTGGTTCTCCTCGGATGTCCTGATTTTTTCGGCGATCAGGTCCGGGTTCTTGATGTTACCCAGCTTGACCTGGCTCGGGTCAAACGGGGGGATGACCAACTCTCCAAGGGGGAGCGGTCCAGTTTCGATGTCGAAGTAAATACGTGGGTTTGCTGGCATAGTATGAAAAAGTTTGATGTGCGTTTGTCAGCGGATGCGCACCCCCCGCTTGTCCATGAGTCCCCGACAGCAACAGGCTGCCCGGGAAAGTTGTCAGATGTGCTTACCGCAGTGCGGGCACAGCTTGGGCTGCTTGGGCCGTTTCAGAAGTACCGGAACGGCCAACCACTCGCATATCTCGCTGTAGGACTTCCACCCGAAGCCTGTGACGGCATTGGGATGCAGGTGCCCGGACGTGTAGAGTCTCAGCGCCTCGTCCTTATCATTCACCGCCATGCGGTCCAGAACATTGAAGGTGCGCGTGGTGAAGGGCCAGCCCCACTGCGCCTGGATCTCGGCCTTGGTCTGAGCGGCCCGTGCGATCTGGCTGATGCGCTGCTTGGTCAGGCCCAGGATCTCGCCGATCTGTGTGATGGACTTGCCCTCGGCCTTCATCTGCATGACCTCCGGGATGAGGTGGGCCACCTTGATGTACTTCTTCTTAGTCGGGTTCATGGCTCAGTAGGGTAGGTCATCCTCTTCCAACTTGACCTGGGCCTCCTCGTCGGCCTTGAACTTGGTCTGATACCACGTCAGCCCATTGATCAGGCGCTTGTCGTCCGCGGTCTGCTTCACCTCGGCCCGGGCCTTGGGCAGCCAGTGCTCAATGAGGCTCGTGATGCTCTCCTCGGTCAGCTCCCGGAGCTCGATGCCCTTGTGCTTGCCGACGTGCACCTTGACCTTCGACGGGTCATCCGTCGCCGGCTGTCCACCGCCCGAGGTCTTGCGGAAGCTCGAGTCCCCGCTCGCCGGCGCTGCCTTGCCATCGGCGCCATCCTTGGCAGGCCGGTCCTGCAACCGCACCCACAGCCCGCTTGCTGCCAGCGGCTCGCCTGCCTTGTGCGCCATGATCAGCTTGATGTTCGCGTAGGTCTTGCTCCCATCCGCGCTCTGCTCGTGCCCGATGACCAGGCTGGCCGGGCGCCCGATGAGGCTCTCCAGGTCCAGGCTCTTGTTCTCCTGGTCGGTCAATTTCCGGCCGAACCAGTCCTTGAGGAACTTGGTTAGCGCCGCCTTCTCATGCAGGCTCGGCACCATGGGCTTGGTGAACACCACCCAGGGCTGCACCGGGTCCCTGCTGTCGTCCTGCAGTTCGATCTCGAAGGCGAACTTGAACTTTTGTTTGATGCCGTACTCGGTCTCGTACTCTTTGAGCGGAGTCACGTCCACGCACACCGCCCGGCCCGAGAACTCGGGGCACGGCGCGAAGTCCTTCTTACCGCCTGTTGCACTGATTATCATATCGTCTTACGTTTTGTTGTTATTTATTGGTTATTTATTTGTTATTTGGAGGCCTGTTTCTCGACCTCCGAAAGTTGTTGTGCCATCCGGGCGTAGTTCGCCCAGTAGTCTGGGAAGGCATCCCGCAGTTTCTTCAGATTGCTCGGGTCGGCGGCCAGGGCAGCACTGCCCAGCCGACTGACAAACCCGCCACCGTACTCGGCCATGCACTTGGCCACGTCTCGGTCGGTGATCACTTGCTGGCCTTTCCCCGCTTGCGCCGCCAATAGCTGACGTCTTCAACCTTGTAGTCTCGGGCCGCCTTGTAGATCGCGCCCGCCTGCTGCTTACTGATGCAGTAGACGCCTTCGCCCTGCTTGATTTTCCTGACCACTGTGTTCTCGCTCATGCTGTTGGTTGGATAATGAAGTCGAAGTTGGTCTTCCAGGAGTCGCCCAGGCGATTGTAGGTGTCGTGCTTGATCTTCCAGAGTCGAGGATTGCGAGTCGTCCCGGTGTGACGGCAGCGGATCCGGACATCGATGTCCTTGAGCGCCACATTCCTCAGCCGGTCATCTTCAGGTAGTTCGTGAAGGTTTTTCATGTCAGCAGGTGTTTGATGATTAGGTTCCGTTCTTTAATCGAAGCTCGGAGAATGCTCTCCAGCACAACGTGAGGGTTGATTGTTGCGACGTGCTTCCACTCTGGGCTTCCATCGAGGCTTTTAGCTGTCCCTAGAGTTTCCACTCGGATTGATCCGTTCCATGCGTGGACGTATATGAATGCGGGGCTGTCTTTCATTTGGCCTCCTTCTCGCTTAGTCCTTTGATGATTTGATTCCTACGCCTTCCTGATGTGTTTACAATCAGTTGCAGGACGCAGATTGGGTCCACGCTCGAAACGTGTTTGTATTCCCCTCTCCGCATTGCTGGTGAGGAATCCATTCTGCGAGCGTCTTCTGCGTTAAGCACAACCACATCTCCGTTTCTTTGGTGTTTGTATACGAAGCAAATGCTAAAGTCTTCGGGTAGTGTTTTCACGGCTTGGCCTCCTTTGCTTTGCGCCATTCACCAGCTAGGTGCGGCTCATTCCATCCTTCATTGACCATCGCATCCCCAGCCTCCTCCAGCCGCTTGATGCGGTCGTTGAGACGATTGAGTTCTCTGACAATAGTTTGCGGATGCGTGTCTTTGAGTTTCCGATCATCAGGAGTGTGGATCATGAATCCATCAACCGGACCCAGTTTCAGCAGCTTCGTGTATTTGTAGCGTTTCACGGTTTAACCTCCTGCTCATGCCACAACAGCAGATCCGCTCGCATTGCGTCGTTTTCTTCCTCTAACTGCTTGATGCGCTCTTGAAGCTGTGATGCATATTGGCAAGCTACTGAAGGAATTTGAGTGCTTGATCCGCACTTGAAATGGCGCGTATTGACTCCATTAAAACACAAAAATGGAGCGTTGCACCGAGGGCAATAGTGTTCGTCACTCACGGCTTGGCCTCCTTGGCTTTGTGCCACAATTGCTTTGCTGGAAGATTCTCTCCAGCTATAGATAAAAGACATTCGTCTAAGTAGTTTCCAGCTTTCACTAACCGATTGATATACTCCT